AGACGGATGATGAAAGCTCCGGAAATGTCCTTTTCCAGAATGCAGCTAATTTCATGCGGAAGAACAAGATCTTTGCATGGCTGAGGACAACGCAGGAAGACAGCGGAGGAAATGTATTCAGCGTGGCTCAGGAATTCTTCAACAATCACAGCTTGAAAGCATCAGCTTCACCTGCGAGCGGAGCAAAGAGCAGCCTGTTCGGGGACTTCAATGATTACTTCGGGAATCATTCACTCAAAGCTGATGCGGTTCCTGCAAGCGGGGCAAAATCAAGCCTGTTCGGAGACTTCAATAATTACTTCGGACGCCACAGCATAAAGGTATATGCTTCGCTTGCGGCGAATGCTGCATCAAACCTGTGGCATGCAATACAGAACCTGTTTACCAACAATCCGATCACGGCATCCGTCAAAAAGAATGCCGGCGGCGGAATCTATCGCAATGGGCGCTGGGAACCGATAACCGCAGCTGCTGGAGGCGCGAAATTCACAACAGGCCAGATGTTCGTTGCGAGAGAATCAGGCCCGGAGCTGGTCGGAACTATCGGCAGGTCGACGGCAGTAGTAAACAATCAGCAGATCGTCTCCTCAGTTGCTGCGGGCGTTTACCAGGCAGTCTCGACGGCAATGTCCCAGGCATCCGGAGGACAGGCGCCGGTCAATGACGTAACAGTCAAGATCGACAGCGAGACGCTGTACAGGCAGGTGAAGAAAGGCGAGAAGATGGCAAACCGGAGATATGGCACAACAGTAGTAGTGGGGTAATGCTCTATGGCAATGCTTGAGATCATGAATGACAACGGGAGCGTCAAGACGGCGCTCCCCGACCCGTCAGCGATGACATGGGAAGTGCACGATGTTTCAGGATCAGACGCAGGCCGGACGCAGGACACCATTATGCACAAGAACAGAAAGGGGCAGAAACGCACTCTGTCCCTTACCTGGAATGGCCCTACACCGGACGAGATATCGACGATCCTGAAGGCAACGAATCCGGAGTATTTCAAACTCCGATATCATGATGCGATGGAGAACAAGAAGCTCATAAAGACATTCTATCGGAGTGATCCGAGCGCTCCCGTCAAGTCATGGATCGACAGGGAAAACGGGAAGATATACGAGACTCTTTCCTTTGAGGTGATCGAGCGATGATAAAATGGTCAGTTGCATTTTACAGAGAGGAAGCAATCGTAGATAAGATCTATGTTGCCTTGACGCTTGCAGACGGGACCAAACTATCCTTGACTGAGGTGGACGTATGGGACAACGGTTTTGTCCGAGATACGTCTACTTCAGTTTCTGATACCTTCACAGTCGGCGGAGCGGTCACGGCAAAGGCAACGCTGATCCTGGACAATACGGATCAGAAATTTACAGACTATAACTTCCGGAAGGCTACCGCTGTCGTAAAACTGAGCGCAGAAGTAAACGGAACAGAAGAGGTCCATCCTGCAGGAAGCTATATCGTAGACGATTATGAGATCAGCGGGTCCACCATCATTCTTACCATGCTCGATTATATGAGCAAATTCGATAAGAAGTATGACGCGAGCAAGATAACATGGCCCGCCTCCCTGGATACAATCGTCAGGAATGCCTGTACAGAATGCGGCGTGATATTCGGCATGTCGAGTTTTCCGAATCAGTCTTTTGTGGTCCGGAAGGCTCCCAATGATGCGGCGATCACGTATCACGATATCATCAGCTATGCTGCGCAGATTGCCTGCTGCTGGGCGAAATGTTCAACAGGCGGTCAGCTTCTTTTCGGATGGTACAGCACAACCTATACCAAGATGAAAGACGGGCTGGACGGCGGAATTTATGACCAGACAGATCAGGCGTCTTATCAGTCTGGAGACAAGGCAGACGGCGGAGATTTCACATTTACAGACAGCTATTCGTATGATGCGGGGGCGCCGCTTTCAAAGGACGATACCGGGCATGGAATCGTCTACCTGTATTCTGTCGATAAGATCCAGACGGATGATGTTCTCATTACGGGAGTGACCGTCACAGCATCGGAAGAGGTCACGGATGATGCCGGCAACACTTCAACGAAGATAGGAACATATACGGAAGGGTCCAGCGGATATGTGATCCAGATAGACAAGAATCCGCTGATAGGGGCGGATGACTGTCAGGCAGTGGCGGGATACCTGAAACCGCTGATCGGCATGAAGTTCCGACCGCTGACTGTGACCGCAGTTGGAAATCCGGCAGTAGAGGCCGGGGATTGTGCCCTGGTAGGCTATGAGGATAAATCATATGCCTGCTTCCTGAGCAATGTCAGCTACACGATGGGCGGGAGCATGACCGCGAGCTGCGACGCACAGCCGGATAAGGAAGCGACTCCGTACAGATACACAGAAACGCAGAAGACAGAGGCAAAGATCTCAGAGCTGATACAGAAGGAGAGATCGGCGCGTGAGCTTGCAATCCAGAATTTCACTGAGAAGCTTTCCTCCCATGCCGGACTGTACTCCACAGTTGAAAAGGGAGAATCGGGTGGAAATGTCTACTATCTGCATGATCATCCGCAGCTCTCAGACTCCACAATCGTCTGGAAGATGACAGCAGAGGCATGGGGAGTCAGTACAGACGGCGGAAAGACATGGAACGGTGGCATGATGGTCAACGGTGACGTTATCGCCAGAATACTTACTGCCACCGGAATAAACGCTGACTGGATCAACACAGGCCAGCTGAGCGTGAAGAAGGACGGAAAAGAAGTTCTGTTCGTAGATGTCGATACCGGAACGGTTCGAATCGTTGCAGATACATTCAGCATGTCATCTGGGGAAACGATTCAGTCTATCGTTGACAACGCGATCGAGGAATCTGTGCAGACGTTTTTAGGAACTGGGGCTCCTTCTATCTCAGGCTATCCGGCAAGTTCGTGGAGTACCACAAGCACGAAAGAAAAGCATATTGGAGCCCTGTATTACGATACGCAGACCGGGCATATATACAGGTACACTCATAAGGTCGGGGCTGTGCGGATAAAATTCGATTCACAGTCAAATAGCGAAGCTGCCAGATACGATTATGTCAGAGTACTCTATAGCAAAGACGGGAAATTGTATAGGACCCAGGACGTAGGAGGAGCTTCGTTCCCTGACATGGTGGTCCCGTCAGCAGACTTCTACGTCTACTGGCATAGTGACAGCTCAAGTACCGGGTGGGGATTCAAGATTGACAACGTAGCATCGGAGATGAGCGGCGAGGCAGGCGAGAACGATACCGAGGTATCATCACTGCCGATAAGCGACTACACCACCGTCACTGATGCTACTACGGTTCAGACCAAGACGCACCCATACGATAACAATGAGAGCTATATGTGGCTGGTAAAAACCGGACTCAGCCTTGGAGCCACAACATACACATGGACGGAGCTTTCGGGTGTTAAAACCTACGCTCAGGAAGAGCAGCCAGCGGTCGCGGCAGAAGGCGATGTCTGGATTGATACGGACGACGGGAACCTTTTTTACAGATACACAAACGGAAAGTGGACAGAGTACAGAGATGCGGCCATCGAACAGGCACTTCAGGATGCGAAAGAATACGCGGACCAGGTCGTCGGAACGGCTACCGATTCCGTTGTTGACACTTACTACGGAAACGGAGTCCCGACAAACTCAAACTACCCGAGAAGTTCTTGGAAATCCGTAGAACTCAACAGCCATATAGGCGATATGTATTATGACCTTTCAACCGGAAGAGCGTACCGATTCGTAAGCACCAGCGGAGGGGTAGTCCTTTCGTTTGACAGCCAGTCAAAAACGGAATCAGCAAATTATGACTGGGTTATCGTCTATTACAACAAGGACGGACAACTATATTCTACAGAGAAAAGAGGAGGAACGTCTTTTGAAGACCTGTTCGTTCCGTCAGCAGACTTCTACGTTTACTGGAGATCCGACAGTAGCAACACGGGATGGGGCTTCAAAATTTCCGGGGTAACAACGGCATCGAAAGACTCGGACGGGTTTATTGAGACTAAGACATCCACCCTTCCGAAAAGCGACTACACAACTGTCACAGACGCTACTACCGTCGAAACAGATTCACATCCGTACACAGATGGAGAATCAAAGATGTGGCTAGTCAATACAGGGCTCACACTCCCAAGTACGTCGTACCAGTGGAGCGAGATTTCCGATACCCGTATCGCTCAGGCCATCAAGGACGCGGGAGATGCACAAGCAACAGCAGACGGAAAGATAAAAACATTCGCTCAGACAGCAGAGCCGACGGACGGAATGTCTGTCGGAGACCTTTGGATCGACACTGACGACAACAACAAGCTGTACAGGTGGAACGGGAGCTCGTGGATCCAGTACACTGACACGTCAAGTCTGCATGCCTGGATTGAGGGAGAGTACGCCGACACCCTCACGGAGGTGAAAAGCCAGATAGACCAGAAGGCTGAAACGTGGTATCAGGCAGCGGACCCGTCAAAAGACTGGACGACCGCAGCGGCAAAAGCAGAGCATAAGGGAGATTTGTGGTTCTGCACAGCGACCTCCGGGAACTATAAACAGAAGACGTGGCAGTGGGACGGAAACAGGTGGCAGGAGGTAAAGACGACGCCGCCGGCAGATGTTATGGACACGATAGACGGTAAGGCACAGATTTTCGTTGCTCGACCCGCGCCGCCTTACTCTGTCGGAGACCTGTGGTTTGATTCAGCCACAGCGGACATAATGACCTGTATCACCGCCAGGGAGTCCGGCAGCTTTACAGCTGGCGACTGGCAAAAGCGGAACAAATACACAGACGACACAGCGCTCACGGCTTTCACCAACGGAGATTATGCCCGATTCGTCACCGCTACTGAGGAAGGCATCCATGATGTGCAAACCACGGCTGGGAAGAAGATCACCACCTTCTACCAGGAGGAAAGGCCGACCGGACAGGCCACCGGGGATCTTTGGATAAGCACAGGTGACGGAAACAAGCTCTACAGGTGGAACGGGAGCTCGTGGGCAGCTGTGCAGGACGCAGGGATCCAGGAGGCCATAAGAAAAGCCGGAACCGCGCAGACCACGGCAGACGGCAAGATCATGACCTATGCGCAGAATACAGCCCCGGCGAATACCACTGCCGACCCGCTTGACGTGGGCGACCTTTGGATCGACACTGACGACAACAACAAGCTATATAGGTACAGTGGCTCGTCTTGGGTGGCGTACAGGGATGGTCAGATAGCCGAGAACCTACAGACGGCAAAGGACTATGCAGATGATACTGCGGAGAAGGCAGCAAAAGCAGCCGTAGACGCTCAGACTCAGACAGACATATTCAATAAGCTGACAAACAGTGGAAAACTCAAGGGACTTTTCATGAAAGACGGCAAGCTGTATATCAGCGCGTCATATATTTTGTCCGGCATCCTAAAACTTGGCGGAGCTAGCAACGGAAACGGGACTCTCGAAATCTACAACAGCAGCGGAACAAAGATAGGAACATTCGACAACACTGGGATAAACCTTGGCAGCGGGAAATTCGTGGCAGACACAAGCGGCAATGTTACGGCAAAGAACATTACCGCATATGGCTCATTCATCTGCTACGAGAACAACTAAGAGAGGGCAGAACAATGGCACCTACCGATGATGATGACGATATAGTTGTACCTGGAGACGGGGAAGTAACCACAGAAATATCAGGCCACCAGCGGACGGTCACAAGAGGATATCTGTATTCCAATGAAGGCTATAAAGCTGTATCACGGAGCTATATAAAGATAGCCGGTGGAAAGGTTTCCTTCGGTGACCGGAACAAAAAGACAGGTGCGATGACGGAGAGGAGCAGCATATCAGCTTCTTACAATGGATATTACGGCATTGCTGTAAGCTGTTCAGCTCTGTTCCTTGCTCCTGTTGTCAACGAAGATATTGATCTCCTGTTTCAGGAAGGCGGATATACGCCAGTAACCGGATATATGCAAGTAGTGACGGACATGCAATTTTCTCAGAATGATAACTTGCGATGGGTCATTCAGAAGATCCCATTCCGGAACGGAGTGTGTGTTGGCGACCTGGACGCAATCATTCAGGACAGTGATATCAACCAGTGGTGATGAAATGGCAAGCGGGAAATATGTAAAAGCAGTTAAGGGAGCATTGTCATTCGGCAGTGATTCTACCGAATACACATCGGCAAAGGCCTCGACTGCCTATTCGGGCGGGAAGTATTACTACGGATTCAAGGACACAGCGTGCCAATATCTGGGACTCACGGCGTCGCAGCTCTATATCGGTAAGTACATGGGATATACAGGGACGGTGAAGGCCTACACGAGCTTCTATTCTCCGTATGGCGTCCTCATCTATGTGCCGAAAGAAATGTCTCCCTCACGAGTGAGCATGCACTACAACTATATGACATTCAAGTGCGGGATCCTTACCGGATATAGTTACGGAGGCTGACAATGGCGAGCGGAGCATTTGTGGCGATCACAGCCGATACGGCAGGATATAACAATGTCAAGACAACCGGCATGCACGGGATCAGCTTCGGATACAATCAGACAGTCTATCTGTCGATTGCTTCCCATTACGCCACATATCAGGATTATGAAGGCGTAAACATAAGTAATGCCTATCTTACGGTGGAACCGGGGCAGAACAGCGGGAAGACGGCAGATCTTCCAATGTATATCGCTTATCCGAATCTGAAGAGGATCAGCATCAACGGATATTCCGGATATACCGGGACTCTTACAGTTGTGAGCGGGGTAAATGTTGTAAGCAATAATCCTCCCACAGCAATCACGCACTCATACAAATTCCACAACGGTTTGCTGGTATCAGCATAAGGAGAAAAGAGTATGGAAGTAGAAACGATCACGAAAACAGGGACAAAAGAAGAACTTGAAAAGGATCTCGCAGAATCCGTATTCCATGAAGAGAAAAGAGATCCGCTTGAAGTTACGATGGCAAGGACCAGGCTGCAGCTTGATGGAACGATACAGCAGATCCTGGCGGACTCCGGCCTTCCCATCTATCTGTTTCTGTTTCTCATGAAGGATATCGAGAACGATATGCGAGAGGCGGACATGCACGTTTTCAGAGCAAATTTCAAGAGGAAGGAGATATTAGATGGCAATCCAGATCAGAAGAGGTAAGTACGTCGATTATGATCCTTCAAAGCTCGTTGCCGGCGAGCTTGCAGTAGTCCTTGAGGGCGACCCGAATTCAAAGTCGGGCCGCTCTGTTTATATGTGCTTCAAGCCTGGAGTGGTAAAGCGCCTGGTCGATTATGAGGACCTGATCGATCTGATAGCAGAAGCGACAGACGATATCCGGGATGAAATACAAACCAATGCAACCAGCATGGCGACAAGTGCGGCAAACAGCGCCACAGCATCTGCAAAGCAGTATGCCAGCAATGCGTCCAGCTCTGCGACAGCGGCGGCAGCATCAGAGTCAGCGGCAGCAAATTCGGCTACATCCGCGAGCGATTCAGCATCGGCGGCAAAGGGCAGCGCCTCAGCCGCGAAGACGTCCGAAGGCAATGCAGCAGCATCGCAAAAGGCAGCTGCAGTATCTGAAACAGCGGCAGCAACATCAGCGCAGCAGGCGTCCGATTATAAGGACCAGGCAGCAGGCTATTCCGGAGCTGCATCATACAGCTTCGTTGTGGATAGTGAAGGGTACATGTGTCTCAATTATAAGGAGGAAACAAGTTGAGCGGATACAGAGACAGGTTAGGCAATCATCAGGACCATGCCCGTATCGCTGCAGCTCTGGAGGAGTCGTCCGGAATCTATTCCGGCATGTCTTCCCTAGAGAAGCAGATCGCAAGAGCATTCGATGAATCAAGGACAGGCAAGGTGTGGAAGACGCGGTTCTACAAGTACGCGACAAATAACACATCAGCCGGGACAAAACTGCTGGACAATGCAGGAATGGCAATTCCTACGCCTGCGACAGACAGCGTGGAAGGCGTAGATCCGTATCTGGACTATGCCGTGTTCAGATGGCAGAGGTGCAATTACGTCCGCGATGATTCGGACGGATTCGCAAGGCCGACAGCGCTGAAAGGGTGGCCCGGGTACAAGGAAGAGGGCGCGGTAGATGTCGGAACGCTGAAGATGACATTCTACTGGAAGTATGAGGAAGGCGCGACGTATTACGATATCATTATGTCCGATACGCCTCATCCGGAGCTCGGTCTTGTTCCATGGTGCGATGCAGTCAAGATCGATGCGGACGGAAACAAGACGGTCATGCCGTATTTCATCGTGTCTGCTTTCAATTCGGTTACGGCATCGGATGGCCTGCTAAGATCACAGCCAGGGGCATCGGCATATAACCAGTCATACAATTCTCAGGTTACGGACTACCAGAAGAAGGGAACCGGGTATTGGGGATCCAGAGCGTCCAGAAATACGCTGCAGATCATCTGGCTTGCGATCAAGTACGCCACAAAGAATTCTCAGAAGTATTTCTCCGGATGCACGAGTTTTGATGCGAGAGGCACGGTCGCAGTCGCTGAGACGGATGCAAGCCGAATCGTTATCACCAAGTCGACCTCATTCGAGCGGTACAACACAGTGTCCGTATCGAAGTCCGGGGCCGCGTCCAACATCGACAGACAGAGTGCGGATGCTTATGCTACGGCAAACCGGGTGCTGATCACATCGGTCGAGGATGTTACCATCAGCGGAACCACATACACAGCCCTGAACATTGATGGGACGGTCACGACAACGGTAGGTGAAATTGTAACATCGTATCCTTGCCATTCCGGTATTACAGATACGGTCATCGGACTGTATGATGGTGCTCCTGTCAGCTGCACAAACGGCAAGCATGGCTATCGTATCGGCGGAGTCGAATACATGAATGGTCAGGCAGTCATCGCGGCGGATACAGTAATGGAATTCCAGTCGGATTATTCCAAGAATGTATATGTCGCTGAAAGGCCTACGAAGCATGTAAAGGATGCTCATACAGGATATAAACTCATCGGAAACATTCTCCCTGGAGACTATTATCAGGGCGATACTCACCTTGATATGTCTACAGGAGGGCATAACGCGATGGCAAAAGGTGGCGGGGATTCCGTCGGGGTAGGCGATTACATCTGGGGCGGAGACAACAACTCAGGACTCCGCGAGTACTTCCAGGGCGGCCTCCTCTGGAGCGGCTCGCGCGCTGGCGCCTGCTCTGTCGGCTGCTGGAATGTGCTCGGGGACTCGGACTGGTACTACGCGTCGTGCGATTGAGCCTCTCTGGGAGGGGTGAATTTTCCCGATAGGGAAAAGAGGGGTCTTCCCCTCAACAAATCTTTGCTTTTTATGGGGATTCAGGGAGCTGCGGCAACCTCAGGAACGGCTCGAACGCTGGCGCCTGCTATGTCAACTGCAGGAATGAGCTCGGGAACTCGAACTGGAACTACGCGTCGTGCAATTATTGCAATGTGGCTAAAGAATATCTTTGCTCCCTGTTTCGGGCAATGCGCCTTCAGCTATGCTGACCTGTGCCACCTGGTCTATGATCAGCGCACAAAGTGAGCCGAAACACAGAGACGGGACTAGTAGCGCAAGCCAAAATCCTGACCAAGCAACAATCGATATGAAGCGTGTCTGTAAAAATATAGATATCACCGATACAGAGCTCATAAAGCGGGCCATTCAGAAATGTCTGCAGAACAAGAGCAAGAATCAGATGAGGCGTCCGGATATCGCCCGCGTCTTCAATGAATACAAGACGGTCGATGTGATAGCGGAGCGGATTTCATGGGAGATCAGGACGGACAACATCGTCCTGCCTCCTATCTCATGGGAAGTACGGCGGGACAAGTCAAACGGAAAGCTGCGGAATGTCGGAGTAGAGGACATTTGGCAGCAATTCTATGACAACCTGGTCTTCATTGCACTTGAGGAGCTATCCGGGAGGATAGGCGAGTATCAATGCGCCTGCCTTCCGGGGCGTGGTTCCAAGTGGGGAAAAGATATCATAGCCGGATGGATGGCAAAAGGTAACATCCGGGTGGTGCATCAGTATGACATACATCATAATTATGCGAGTACTACCCGCGAAAATGTTATGGCCTTCCTCGAAAAGCATGTTAATAATCCTCTCCTGCTGCATGTAATCGACCTGCTCCTGCAGACGTCAGAAGGCGGGCTGATTATAGGCTCTGTTCTCTCCGTACTGCTCAATGCCCTGTATCTGTCGCAGATCTACCATTACATCATGGAGGATCTGTACCGTATCCGGAAGCACAAGGACGGAACGGAAGAGCGGATCAGGCTTGTCGAGCACACGATCTTCTTCGTTGATGACTTCGCCATATACTGCACTTCAACGAAAAATGCGGAAATGGCGGACAAGCGGATCAGGAAGTATGCAGCAAGCCTCGGACTGATCCTGCACGATTATGTCCGGAAGACGGCAGTATCGGAAGATACCTATCAGGATATCATGGGATTCCGTATTTACCAGGATCATGTCACCATGAGGCATCGTGACTATGTGAAGGTAAAGCGGGCACTCAGACAGGTAGACGATCATATCACGATCAAGAACGCACGGAAGCTGGTATCACTGAATGGATTCATAAAGAATTCAGACAGCTATCGGTTCCGGAAGAAATATCACAGCAAGCGTATCCTGAAAAAAGCAAGGAGGTACATATCAAGATATGAGAGAAGCAAGATTCAGCGAGAAACAGCAGGCCGTAACGATCAGCAAGCCGGGAGATCTGACCATAGTGCAGATCGCGGTCAATGAGCGGACGGTCGACGTTACGGATCCTCAGACGGGAGAGAAGACTGGAGAAGAATACGCCTACGATTGGAACGAATTCCAGGGAATAGATGGAACGGATTTCGATATTACGGAGATCCAGAAGAGCCCGGAGAAATATCTGGATTTCACATGTGCAGCTCCGGAGCCTGTTGTTGGCCCTTTGCCTGAGACAACGGCACACAAGCTGGAGAAGGCTACACAGAAAAACACGGATGCTATCGCGTCCATGAATGCAACTATTGACGATCTTGTACTGCAGAGTTTGGAGGGCTGACATGTTTGAGAGACTGAAAAGGCTGTACGATGCGGGACGCCTGTCAAAGGCGGGGCTTGCAAAAGCGGTCCAGCGTGACTGGATCACGGCGGAAGAGTACGAGGAGATCACAGGGGAGGCATACGATGGCTGAAGTTGTTACGCTGGTCCGGATCAACACCGATGAAGTAAAGGAGCTGATCGCGGACAAGTACGGCGTGAGCCCGAATGATATCAAGTTCTGGAACGGCAAGTACGAATTCGAAAAGAAAATGGAGGAGAAGGCGGAGTCTCAGAAATGAGATTCCGCTTTTGCGTGGAATGAGAAAATATCATCTGTTGATTATTACATTCATCCTGGCAGCCTGCATCATCGCTGATTTCTATGTGACGAATGCAGTAGCTACCAGGATATGAGGGGCTCAAATGACAGCATTGATTATCGCAATTATAGGGAGCAATGGCCTTTGGACAATGATCATGTACCTGGTCAAGCGGCATGGCCAGAAAGACCCGGCAACGCGTCTTCTTCTCGGTATTGCTCATGATCGTCTTCTTTGTCTGTGCGAAAAGGCGCTGGAAAGGGGGTACACATCAGAGGGAGAAATGGACGATATCGTGCAGATCTATGATCCCTACACGGCACTCGGAGGCAATGGTACAGGAAAGCAGATATATGAAAGATATATCAAGCTTCCCATACGGAGGCAGGAAGAATGATTGCGCTCAAGATAATAATCATACTTCTTGCTATGCTGGCACTCATCATTCAAATTCATGAAAACATGGAGGACTGAAAAATGAATGAATTGATTTTCAACGTATTGCTTGCAGTAATCACAGCTCTGGTCGGAATCGTGGTCAAACAGCTGATCCCGTACCTGAAAGAGCGGAAAGTATCTGCGGATGCAGCTCTGAAGCGGACAAGGTGGGCATGGGTGACGGAGATCACGGACGCCGCGGTCCGGGCCGTAGAACAGACTGCGGAAAGCGCAATTCATGGAAAGGACAAAAAGGACCGTGCCTATACGATTATTAAGGACGCGCTTCAGCGTCAGGGGCTGGACGGATTCCTTACCGATCAGCAGCTACTTCAGCTCATAGAAGCCGCGGTCCAGGCGATGAATGCGCAGGCCATTACGATCGAAGAGCCTGTTCTGGATGACGTCGAGGACCCGGAGGAAGAAGAGAACACCGATACTGAATAATAAGACACGATTCCGGATGTATCAGAAAAGGTACATCCGGAATATTTTTTGATACTCGCACGCGCAAATCCAATCGCAGGAGGAATTGACCGAAATGACCAATGACGAATTCATGAAGATCAGCCAGCAGGCCGTAATGGACTACTTCAACGGCAGAAGCGACTGCACAGACAAGAATGGGAAGATCTGTGAGAAGGACGTGTTCATCGTCTGGATGTGCAAGACCCTTCAGAATCACAAAGCGCTCCTGAGCACAACCGTCCCGGACGGAATGTACTACGAGGTCACCTACAACGGCGACAAGGGAGAGCTGTACCTGGACGCCTATAAGAAATGGGAGAACGTCCTGATCCATCCGGAGATCCGGTATCCGCATCTCCTCAAGTCAGCAGCACAGCCGGTCTTCAACAATATGCTGGCAGAAGCATAAGTTATTCCGATTTTGCAACAAAATGTATGCAATCGCACACAAAATATCCTTTTCTCAAATATCTGAATTCATGGAGGTATAATCTATGGGATACACGAACAGTCCTCTGGTTTCATATACAAAGCTCTCACCGAACAATTCTGGCACCCGGACGCACTCCATCGACCGGATCACACCGCACTGCATAGTGGGGCAAATGTCCGTTGAGTCTGCCGGCGCCTGGTTCGCGAAGGCGTCAACACAGGCATCAGCGAATTATGTAATCGGGGCGGACGCGAGAGTGGCGCTGATCGTTCCGGAGTCTCAGAGATCATGGTGCAGCTCATCCAGAGACAATGACCAGCAGGCCGTCACGATTGAGTGCGCGAGCGATAAAACACATCCTTACGCATTCAAAGCTGAGGTCTATATGCGCCTGATCGAGCTCATGACGGATATCTGCAGGCGGAATGGCAAGACGAAGATCCTGTGGTTCGCGGATAAGGCAAAGTCCCTGGCATATAAGCCAGCGGCAGATGAAATGCTGATTACGGTTCATCGCTGGTTTGCGAACAAGGCTTGCCCTGGCGACTGGCTGTATTCCCGCCTGGGTGACGTGGCAATGAAAGTAAACGCTGCTTTAGGGGCCGCATCCTCTGTCAAACCGGAGAACATGCCGGAAGTCAGGCAGACGTCTACATCTGCAAAGCAGGTCCTGGCAATCGGAAGCGAAGAGTCACGGGCAAGGTTCCTGCTGGATCTCGTACATGATACGGATAAGAGCGGGATCCTACCATCCGTCACGACAGCGCAGATGATCCTGGAATCAGGGTACTGCAGTACAGGTCTCGCGCAGGCCGCCAACAACTGTTTCGGCATGAAGGCCAATCTGTCCGGCAACAGTTGGGAATCCGTATGGGACGGAAAGAGCACCTATACGAAGAGGACCGCAGAGCAGACAGCTTCCGGGAAGGTCTACTATGTGACTGCCGCCTTCCGGAAATATCCGGACGTGGAGCATTCCATCATGGATCACAGCTGTTATCTCCTGGGCGCGAAGAACGGGAGCCGGCAGAGATATGAAGGTCTGACAGCCGCGAAGGGGTACAGGGAAGCAATCACGATCATCAAGGCCGGCGGATATGCTACCGACGTCCGCTATGTCGACAAGATCTGCAGTATCATCGAGCGCTATCACCTTGACAGATACGACAGCCAGCCGGAAGTCAAGGAGCCGGAGAAGACAGTCACATATATTGTTCAGGCCGGCGCCTTCAACAGTGTGCAGAAGGCCGCGGAGCGCCTGGTCAAGGTCCGGAAGATCGTACCGGACGCCTATCTCAAATATGAGGGAGGCATGCAGAAGATCCGGGCCGGCGTCTTCTCAGAACGTGCAAACGCGGAGAGAGTTGTTGAACAGCTGCAGGAAGCAGGCATTGAGGCAATCATCAAGTGAAAGCGGGGTGATGCCTATGATCTTGGCGGCATGAGCCGCAAATCTTTGCTCCAAGTGCATGTAACTGTTGTTTTCCGTCTTAGATCAAAGGCCGCCCGTGGACATCCTCGGACGGCCTGTTTTTTATATTTTGACAGATACAACGCAACCCCATTTCAGGTCGATATCAGGTCGATATACGGTTTTTAATGCCCGGATTTTACCCCATATTGCCGGGTAGCTATCCGTATTAGCGGAACAGAAAATCCCGTAAAATCAACACTTCTTGAAAATATAGGATTCTTTCAATTCCCCTGTTACCAGTCCGAGCCTCCTCGGTTCCACTGTCGAAAGCCCGTATTCACGGGCTTTTTATTTTACTGTTATCCCCTCTTGATTTGTGGTAAGATAATTGAAAATTTGATATGTGGAGGGCTGTATGAATCTGA